ATTGACAGCGTCATCGAGGCACCATAAAATTCCCCGCCTCAATTCCCCGGTAGCTCAGTCGGTAGAGCAAGTGACTGTTAATCACTGGGTCCGTGGTTCGAGTCCGCGCCGGGGAGCCAATTGCCTCTGCTGGGAACCACCCGGCAGGCCGTAGGAGGGAGTGCCCCTACTAACCTATAGGGGTCGTATTCGATGCGCATGGACGCGCCCTCAATCACGATTCGCTTGATAAAATCCGCGAACAACGCGCGGGTCTTTCCTGGATTATAACCACGTTTCAGCGTGGTCGTCAGCACTTCCGCCAATTCTGTCAAATCCTCGTCGGCGATTTCCACCTGGGGCGGTTGCTCCGCTTCCAGCGTGATGCGCTGTTCCTCCAGTTTGCGGATGGTCGCGTTGTTGTCCCGTAGGCGGCGCGTCAGGTCGCCCAGGTTCGGGGTGTCCCTGCCCAGTTCTTCTAGCACTTCATACAGCTTGCTGTTGCGCCGTTTCACGTCTTGAATCTGGCCATTCAAAGCTTGAATCCGCTCGGCCTGTTCCGTGTGCCGGCGTCCGGTGATTTCACGGAGGTCTTGCACGGCGTTGCGGAGGGTTGTCGGGGTGAACAGGTCCGCACAGATGACATCCAGCAGCCATTCATCCAGCTCCCTGGCCGGGAGCCGTCTTGGAGGACAGCCGCCTTTGCGCTGGGCCGTGCGGCAGTTGTAGTAGCTGTAGCGCCGTCCGCGCCCCTTGGCGGTTTCGATCTGCAACGATGCGCCGCACTGCCCGCATTGCAGCAAACCGGTGAATAGGTAGGTGCTGTGCGGTGAGCCGTTGCTGAGCAGGCCGGGCTGAACGGGCTGCGTGTTGACGGCGTCGGCATCCAACATCCGTTGCACCGTCGTCCAAAGGTCGAGGTCAATGATGGCCGGGTGTGAGGGAACGATGATCCAGTCTGCGGGGTCGGCCCGGCGGCGTTCGCCATCGACGCGGATCTGTTTGCCAAAGCACAGATTGCCAATCACCGCTTGGTTACGCAGCAGGGCCAGCAGGCTGGTTTTATTCCATAGATTCCGGCGGTTGGTGTGTCCGTCGCCGTTGAGGGTCATGGCGATGTTTTTCGCCCCCATGCCTTGCGCGCGCAGGGTAAACAGGCGTTTGACGGTCACGGCTTCGTCGGGGACGATTTCTAACCGGCGGCGCTTGGGGTCGTCGGTGGCGGGTACGGAGCGATAGCCAAAGGGCGGATGGCCGCCACACCAGTAGCCGGATTGCGCGGCTTTGATCATCGAGCGCCGGGTATCGGCGGCGGTCTGTTTGCTGTTGTATTCGTCGATGAGTTCAAGCAGGCCCTCGGTCAGCCAGCCGCCGTCCGTGTCCCGGTCAATGTCCAGGCTGGCATAGACCAAGGTGGTCTCGACCCGGCTGAGGCGGCGTTTGTAGAGTTGCGCGTCCAGGCGGTTGCGGGCAAAGCGGCTGGTCGACCAGGTAATCAGGTAGGTGGGGGAGTGGGTTTCACAGTAGAGGATGGCCTGCTGGAAGGCCGGACGGGTATCGGATTGGCCGGATAGGCCCTCGTCGGCATACACCCGCAGCACCGTTGCGCCCAGGCTGCGGGCTTTGTCTTCGCAGCGTTGTTGCTGGGATTGAATCGGGAGTTCGTCTTGTGCTTGCCGTACGGTGGAGACCCGGCAGTAGATCACGGCGGTTTTGGACATAAGATTTATCTATTGAATACTGGATTGACTTGAACTAAATTCTTAGCTATTATCACAAATTGCTATGGTTTTGTATTTATTAATATTTTTATTTTTTAATAATTAGGAATTTTTAAATATGGTATCAAAAATAGGCGAATCGTATTTAGAAATAAATGGTAATTTTTTATTGGTTGCAGATGCATTAATAAAACCATTTACAGAAGATAATACTAAACAGAGTATAGGTAAATATGGAATTATGACTAAAGATGTAAAGGAATATTTCGACAGGGGACAAGGGGTTCAGATAGCTCAACTCTACAAATTAGTAATACCTGGTCTTATATTATCTAGACATATTTTTGAAGGGCTAAATAGAAATTTATACGATGACAACAAACGAGACAGTGACAAAAAGAAACTCATTTATTCAAGAACCTCAACATTCGATGTAGATATTGATAATAAAACCGAAAATATAACAATAAGAAAACGAGAATCTCCTAAAGGGAAAGTCTTTGTTGTTATTGTAAGTCCAAATGATCGTCATCGTGATAAGTATCCTCAAATTGACGGATGGATTGATCGATGGAATTGGGTAGAACAAGACCCAGGATTACAAGAGGCCCCAATCAATTGGGTGGATCGTTATGAAAAAAGACTTTTTACCAGGAGTTAGGAAATGCACAATGAAAAAGAGATAACCTACGGAATGTCTGTAGAGGATGTTTTGGAAGGATTACCGCCATTTGAGCCAATTGCATATTATGACAAGCATTTGGATGCAATCAGAGTGCAAACGCTTGATTGTAGTATTTGGGAACAAAGGCTTGATAGAATCATGACAGTCTATCGTGCTAACTATCATCTTAATCCTAATGGGATTGACGATATCGTTGGATTTTCTATTAAAGGAGTTCGATTTTTGCTTAAAGAACTCGGAATCAATGAAAACGATGGGCCAATCCGGTTGGCGAAGTTGTTAGATGCTATTGCTAAACTTTATCCATCGCAATCTACTAGAATTGCGATTGATTACTACACTAGCAATTTTTGTAGAGGACAAGATCAAGAAATAACCATCAGTCCTCATGATGAATTTGAGCGTATTGCTGCCTAGCCTTTAAGGCTTGTAATAACTCCGCCATTTTTCGGCGGTGATTTTTATATTTGCACTCTTGTTGGTGAATAGTGGATCTAATTTTTCTATATTAGACCGCACAAGTGAATCCAGAGTGAATCTCTTTACTCTGGTTTCTCCTCTCCCTTCCCCAGCCGCTTGACCAGCGCCAGCACAAGTTGGCGTGCTTCGTCGTCCAATTCCCGCAGCGCCCAGACCCAATCTCGTTCCGGTGCCGGTTCTGGGGCTTTGGGGTTGATGAGGTAGGAGCCGTTGTGTTCCTGGAGCGCCAGATAGGGCAGTTTTTCGCAGATGTCCCGGTAGATGTCCGGTTCCGGCAATAACCCCTCTTTTTCATCGTCGCCTAGCAATACACGGTTGCTGGCCCAGCCCTTGCGCAGTTCGCTGACCTGCGGGTGATCGGGTGCGTAGTAGAGGGGCTGTCGCACCCGGTGCAGGTAGTCCAACACGTCGGCAAAATCGACGGGCAGGCCGCTGTAGACCTGCACGATCGGGAATTGCATGGGGTGTCGGCATATCTGCACCAACGGCAGTTGCAAACCGCCATCCGATGCGAACAGGTAATAATTGACGCTTTCCCCTAAAAGCAGGTTTTCCCAATGGGGTGGGGGAAGAACTTGGTAGGGGCTACCTATGCCGGTCAATAGCCAGTTCAAACAGACGCGCTCGATGATTGCGAGTTGCATCAATGCTTCAGGACCAGGGAGTTGTTTTCCGGTGAACACTCGACTGATCAAGCCACGATCCCAGCCCAAGCGACTAGCCCACGGGTTAGGCTTTTTGTCTCCTGCTAGCAGATGCATCCGCTCTATAAAATTTTGCACGAATTCGTGCATCCCTATTGATTATCTGAAAAAGTGAGCATACTCTATCAATACGCTTTGTAACGATAGGAGTTTAACGCAGTGAAGCCAAAAAAAAGTCAGCCGTTTTATTTAATCCGGTCGGCGCTAACGCCAGAAGAGCGAAAGAAATTCCGTGAGGTTGCGAAAAAGGATTCACGAACCATGAGCGGGCTGGCCACGCATCTTATCCGGAAGCACATCCAACAACACGAGGCGCAGTCATGAGCAACGAATTGATCAATTTTGAGTTTGAATCTTCATCCGTCGGCATTCGCGTTGTTGAGATCGACGGGGAACCGTGGTTTGTCGCCAAAGATGTAATGTTGGCTCTGGAGTTTGCTGAAACCAGCCTCGACAGCGTTCCACAAAAAATTGCGCACGTTCCCGATGAATGGAAGGGCCGACATCCGATACCGACCCCTGGCGGTCTTCAAGAGATATTAATTCTCTCCGAACAGGGTCTGTACTTCTTCGTTTTGCGCAGCGACAAACCCAAAGCCTTGCCCTTCCAGAAGTGGCTGGCGGGCGAGGTGTTGCCCTCGTTGCGTAAGTGGGGCTATTACGGGACGCTGAATAAAACTGATCGGTTGCGGTATTACGCCGCACTCTCGAAGACGGTCAAGCAATTGGAAGGGGCGAAGACTACGTTGTCGCAAACCGTGCTCCTCCAACAAATCGAGGAAATCCATTCGATTCTACGGCTGAAGATGCCCGCCATCACCTTGGTGCACAAACCGGCGGCGCAGATGCAGTTAGCAACGGAAGAGGAGAGAGTGTCATGACCTTCCTGGATGACAAACAAGCGGAATGGGATGATTTGATCGATGCTCACGAACGGGAAAACGGCATTCTGAAATTTCGCCCAATGGAAATCAGCGACATCGAATTGGCGGTTTTTGCCCTGGGCCGTTTTGTGCAATACCGTCTGGATGAAGGCATGGATGCAGCGAACTTGGAGGACTTCATGCAAGCGTATCTGAATCTGACGGCGAGTCTGGATGGTCGGGAACCCCTCGACCTTCACGAACTACCATCTCGAATAGAAGCTGCTGGGCTAACGGCTCAACCGGAAGACCCCCCAGCGTGGCCGTCTTGGTTGATTGGCCATGAACGACTACGAGGTCATCTCCGCGCACAGCATAGCGCGCGGAATACCGCCGTCCTTGATGTTCAATCGAAACACGATCCGTCATTGGGCGCTCACCTTAAAATCATCTGGCTGTATGATGGCCCTGGCGCTGTGCAAGTAAAAGCAACGCCTTACCGGCGCGTTCACTACTCGTGGTTTCGTGATAATCCCGGCGCCGATAGTGTCATGGTTAGCCCGTCGATGCTTCTCGAAAGACTCCGTAGCGCGCCAGAAACCATCCAAGAGGAATACACCTCGACGGCTAACCGTGATTTCACCTCGTCTGAAACAGCAAATGGCAATTCGGATTCCACCAACGCACAGGCTTTATCCAAGACACCGGAAGCGCCAATCGTTTCTAAATCCACGGAGACACCTCGCCAGGAAATCACTGAGGACACAATGAACTAGTAACAGAGGTCTTACCCGTTCGCTTCATTCTTGGCGGAAGCGGCGAACGGACAGACCCCCGGAGCGCTGGCTTTATCAAACCACCGGTTGCACTCACCTACAAGGATAACACTTTGTAGGCCATTGGTAACGCCAGCGCCCATCACGCATTCATGAATCGTGAGGGCTATTTGATGAAATCAGTTTTAAACGCTGTGAACGAGGCTGCCTATCGCACCGTTCACGATTACCCCGGCGGCGGAATCAAACTCGCCAACCGCATGGGCTTGCAACCCCGGGTTCTTCTCAACAAGGTCAACCCAGACCAGCGCCACAACAAGCTCAGTCTGGAAGAATCCGTCACCCTCCAGCGCATCACCGGCGATGCGCGAATTTTACACGAAATAGCTCGATTATTGGGCTATATCGTTATAAAGATAGAGAATCCATCATCCCCGTCCGACACGGAACTGTTGACCCTCTATTGCCGTTGGAACGCGGAAACCGGCGACATCCATCGCGCCATCGCCGATGCGTTCGACGCGCCGACCCTGACCCCGCAACACCAAACAACCATTGAGAAACAATTCCACGCCGCGACCACAGCGGGCTTTGTCTGTGTGCAACGCATGGGAGGGTTGGTGCAATGATGCCCTTCACGGCCTGGTGTGTCGAACTCGAACCGGGACGGTGCTGGCTGGCACGGTGGACCGGTGACCCCGGACGAACCACCGTCGAAACCTCGGCCAAGCGGTTCCCATCGCAGCCATCCGCTGAACGTGCTTTGCGCCAAGCGCGGCGATACCATCCTTTCAATGATGCCGTGGTCCGGGAGGTGGTGAAATGAACGCCTATCCCGCACCCGAGCGCCTGCGCCGGTTCGGCATTGAAGATGCCCGAAGCAACAAGCTACCTAGCCAAATACTGACCCCCTCCCCGAAAACCATCGCCATCCTGCTGGACGAGGTCATCCTGCAATTCGCCGCCGACCGCGCCCAGCAACGGGCGGAAGGCGGTGCAGCATGAACCGGCGCTACACCCGCGAAGAAGACGATCGCATCATCGCCCTGCGCCAGCAAGGTATGAAATGGCAACACATCGCCGACAGGCTGGGGCGGAGCTTCCAAAGCATCCATCATCGTGTCCAGGTTCTGAAGACGCTCCGGGGGAGCTCGCAAATAAGGAAGAGGGCCGCCTTTGACGGCGGCATTGCGTCGTCCATCGCCCCCTTGCCCGTTCGCCCAGATCCAAAAAACGGCATCACCTACGAGGATCTGGCATGGCAGCGCTACTGGCGGCAGCCGCGGGCTGTGCGCCGCGCGCAGGAGGATGCCCGATGATCACTTTTCTCTCACCTTATCTGCTGCGGCTCTTTTCCAGGCCGGTCTTCTGGCTGATCGTCCAGAAACAGAGCGCGCCAACGACCGCCATGAACCTGGCCCCGTGGCGGGCCTTTTACCGGCGGCGCATCCATCGGCGCAACCAGCACTATCTGCGCTGGGATGGCAGCTACGGAAAGGTGGTCTGAATGAAAACGATTTTTGACCATGAAACCGCCCACCAGCGCTACGACGCTGCGCAACAACGCTGCGCCGCGATGCGCGCCAAGCCGTCTGTCAATCTCGCCAAACTGCCCGACCAGCGCAAGCGCGTGGTCTGGGAGCACCTGAAAACCCACCATCCTGAAGTCGCCGAACTGCTGACGGACCCCCATGTCCAGGACATGCGTGCCCTGTTTGATGCGCAGGTTCTGATCGGTGCTGATCTTCTTCAGGATATTCTCGATGAGCAGCCCAATTGAGGATCTGAAACGCCAGATCGGCGATATTCACGCCCTCGCGGAACGGTTGGGACTGGAACGCCCCGACAAGGGCGGCAACTACCGGTCGCCGCATCACCCGGACAAGAACCCGTCGTTGCAAATCGGCGGGCGCAAATACCCGGAGGGCTGGTATGACCACAGCCAAGGCCGGGGCGGCGATGCCATCGATCTGGTGAAAGAGGTGCTGGGCCTGGAAACCGGTGAGGCCATCCGCTGGCTGCGGGACCAGTACGGCATTCCCGCGCCTGCTACGGCGACAGCCACGGAACCCCGCCCGGAAAAATCCCTGGCTGAGCACATCGCCGAGCAATCCCGGCGCAATACCGCCCCGGCGCTGGCTTATTTGACCGGTCGCGGCATCAGCGAGGCCGTGGTGCAACGCGCCTTCCAGCTCGGGGTCGCCGGGTATAACGAGTGGACCAGTCCGACGAAACCGGCGGGCACCTTCGGCCACGGCGGACCGGCCACGGCGTTCATTGTCCGCTCGCTCAATCCCGGTCATGTGGTCGCCGTCGATCTGCGCTATCACGACCCGGCTATGAACGGAGGAGTGAAGACCCAAAGCCACGGGGAAAAGGCGGGCTATCCGTGGATGCTGGACCGTACCGCGCTGCAACGCGCCGATACGTTAGTGGTCTTCGAGTCGGCCATCAACGCCCTGTCAGCGGAAACCGCGTTTGCCGCCAGCCCGCGCTTCGCCAAATGGGCGGCGCTGTCGGTGCGGGGAACCGGCACGATTGAATCTATCGACTGGTCCTTTTGCCGGGGTAAGCGCGTCGTGGTGTGCATGGATCATGACGAACCCGACGATAAAGGCCACTGCCCCGGCGACCAGGCGGCATGGAAGCTCCATGAACGGCTGACTGCGGACAAGATTCAATGCTATCTGGTCGATCAGGATGATTGGGTGGTCAATGACCTGAACGACCTGTTGCAGAAAGAGAACGTGGCCGCCGTGGGCCGCACGCTGCAACGCTGGTCTCAGTGGGCCATTCCCGGCGTGCCCGGACGGTATCAGAAAGGCCGGTCGCGGGTGTGGCTACCCATCGCCGATAGCAACATCTATTTCCGCTACCGGGTGCTGGAAGATTTCACCCGTTGGGTGGAGATCAAGGAGGACGAAGAGGGCACGGAACAACTGTTGCCCCGCGATGTAGCGGCATTTCGCATCGTCGCGATTTCCCAAGTGCGCATTGCCAGCGCCCTGGCGACCATGACCGGCGAACAGGATCACCAGCCGGTCACGTTGTTTGCCGTGACCGTGCAAACCCCGTTTCATCATGAGGAGCTGGCGCGGGAAGTCGTCGATCTGCCCAAGCTCAACAATGTGGACTGGTGGCGGCGCTTCGGCGCCATCTGGCGGCCGGCCGAATTCACCCGGCTGATTTCTATCTGGGGCCGGGCGATTGGCTTGGGCAAGCGCGAGGCGGTCAATTTCGTCGGGTTATGCTATCGCAATGGCAAGCTAGCGGTGAACGAAGGCCCGGACTGCTATTTCACCAAGCCAGATCTGCAATGCCCGTATCACAACTTCCGTTTCCCGAGCGGCGACCGCCGCCACGCGGCGATTGTCATCCGGGAATACGCCAAGACCTTTGGCCGCAATGCCGCCACCCAACTGCTGATCTGGACGCTGGGCGCACATCTGAAAACCCTGTTGTCCTTCTGGCCGCATTTGACCCTGCAAGCCCGCAAGGGCAGTGGCAAATCGACGGTGCTGGAACGGCTATCGCGCAGCACCGGCTTTCAAATGCTGTCCGGGCAATCCTTGCAAACCGAATTCCGTATGGTGACCTCGCTGGGCTTCACCTCGCATCCGATTGGCTGGGAGGAACTGAGCAGCCGCCGCCAGGAAGTGATCGACAAGGCGGTCGCCCTGCTGCAAGAAACCTACAAGTTCACCATCACCAAGCGCGGGGCGGACCTGACCGAATACCTGCTGTGCGCCCCGGTATTGCTGGCGGGCGAGGATGTGCCGGTGCGCTCGCTGCTGGGCAAGGTCGTCCGGGTGCAGTTGGCCGAGAAAGGGCCGTTGTTGCCGCCGGATTTGCCGCCGTTTCCGGTGCGTCAATGGCTGGATTTCCTCGCGGCGCTGACCTCCAGCAGGGTGATCACTTTGCACGAACAGGCAATTGCCGGTTGCCAACGGCATTGCCGCGCGCCGAAACACGACGACGGCGCGCAGCGCATGGTGCGCAACTATGCAGCGCTGGCCGTGGCCTGGAAGCTGTTGCTGGATTTTGCCGGGCTGCACGAGGCGGAGTTCGGATTCATCCCGCACCTGATGGCGGAAATGAATAGCCACATCGCCGAAACCAGCGCTGAACGCGAACCGTGGGTGTGGATTCTCGATGTGATCATCAATGAAATCGCGGCATCAGCCTATCCGTACCCGTATCGCATCGACGAGATGGATGGGGAAGAGGTGTTGATGATCCGTACCGCCCATGTCATGCATCACCTGGCCACCAAAAGCGGACTCCGTCCGATCTATGACGGCCTGCCGGTCAAGTCCGACCGGGTGTTCAAGCGCCAATTAAAGGAATCCGGGGTAGTGCGTAGCGAGCGCGCCGACCCGGTCATCAACGGCCAGCGCATCAACCACATGGTTGCACTGAGTTTACCCCGCTTGGCTGAGTACGGCCTATTTCCTGAAGACCCCATCAATCCACAAAGGAGAGCGACGCTATGACCCTGCCTGTCCCCACCGCCGTGCAAACCCGCTTGATGCCCGTGTTTCCGTTCATGGGTTGCTATGGACAGCCCCAAGCCGTGGCGCTGACACCGGCCCCCGTGTACGAGGTGTGTCCTCATTGCAAGCGCGAGGTGATCACGCACCGTTTCATGACCGGAGCATTCACCAACCGGACCTTCCATTGCCGGGAACATGGCGACGTGGTTCCGATGCGGAGCGCCATCTGCAATGCCCCGCTCTGACCCGCACCAACTACACCCGGACGCGGGATAACGTGACGTGCAAGAAATGCCTGGACCTGTTGAGGAGCGATGCCCATGAAACGCCCTGCGCACCAAAAACTGCGCCTGCCGCGTCTCTCTTCCACCTGGGAAGAGACTTCGCCTTACGCCCAAATGATCGGCGATGCCCTGCACGCCGCAACCCTCGTTGCGAGCGTGTTGCTCGTAGCGTTCCTGATAACCTGACGGTAGATTAATCAATGAAACTCGATGATTTATCACAAAATCAACACAATGTGTTGTACATGCTGTATTGCGCGCCACCTCGTGGATTGACCCGGCTGCAACTCAAAGAGGCCCTGGAATTGCGTGGCTTTAACATGCCAAGCGGCACAGTCAGTTCAGCGGTGTCCCGTCTTGAAGCCTATGGGCTGATCGATCGTCCTGAGGGGTATGGATCGCCCATGCGTATCACCAGCGATGGAAGCCGGTTATTTGACGACAAGAAAACCGTGAAGGTGGCCCTGGGGATCATCCTTGAACCGGTGGACCCGCTGGAACCGGCGCCAACTCCAGAGCTGGAGCCGGAGAGTGTGGCGGAACCAGTGACGGAACCGGAACCAGTGACGGAATCGCTTCAAGCCTCCATGCCAGAACCCGAATCCGCCCTGGATCTGTTGGAGCTGGATCAAGAGCTGATTGAGGCGTTTGAGGTTGAGGCGGCGTTGCATCAAACCCGAATCCGGTTACAACAGCCGGTCATTCCAGCCACTGCAAGCCGCGTCTATCGGGAGTTGCTAGAGGCGTTGCCGCCGCCCTTGGTCCGTGCGCTGGCCCCCATTAGCGCGATGATCCAGGCGCAGGATTGAGGATTAACGATTGGATTCTTCGTCGGATCGAAGAATACGATTTTGAAGAGGGGAAGGATTTTTACTCATTTTTGAGTAAAACCCCTCAAGTGGGACAGCACGGCAACCGCCGCCCAATGGAGACCCATGAGTAACCCGGCCACTGCCAACCCCTTAGCCCGCAACGCGGGCTTTTTTAGGGCCTGTCGTCTATTCATCAGATTCCAGGTACACGCATAGCGCAGAGAATACGCGCTTATAACATCTATTTATTTATAACCCATTGATAATGGACGCGATTCTCTGGCGTGTTACAAACAATAATGCGCGCATCCATCGGTTTTATGCGCGTGTCAGCCTTTTTTATGCGCGGGTCTATTTTTTGATTTTTTCGCGCCTTTTATCTCTATCTCTTTTATTTAAAAGAAAGAAAAAGAATAAGAAGCCTTACAGCAGGATGCGCAGGTTAGAAAATGTTGTATAAATAATACGCGCAGGTTAGCGTTGGGCTAGAAGGCGAACTTGCGCATATTTGCGTATGATAGAATCATTAATAAACAATAGGTTATCGTTATAACTAAGTGGGCATTTACCCCATGCGCGGGTTGCGGGTTGCGCTGCCCCTACCCCCTCTGGCGAAGGCGCAGGAGAAGGCGATGCTGGATGAAATGCAGTTGGTTGATCAGTGGCTGGAGATGAAGCGATATAACGAGGGGCGTTCTGCATGGACGTGCCATGCTTACCGGACGCACCTTGTTAGGCTGAAAGCGTATCTGGTTGAGCATGGGCAGACGCTGTTGACGGCAGAGGCGAGCCAAATCGAACAGTTCGCCGGACGCTATCTGCATGAGTTGAAAGTGAAAGCGATTAGCCGCCGGGTGCCGGTGTCGGCGATTCGCGGGTTCTACACTTGGCTGAAACAACGGCGCATTCTCGATGAGAACCCGGCGCTGTGCTTGCCGTCGCCATCCGCCGGGGTGCCGCTTCCTAAGGCGATGTTATTGAATCATGCGGAAAAATTACTGTTGCAGCCGGGCCTGGATACGTTCATTGGTGTTCGGGATACGGCCATGCTTGCGGTGCTAATCGGGAGTGGTTGCCGGGTATCGGGCTTAATCAATCTGACTGAAGAAGATTTGATTTGGACACAGAATGCTGCCGGTACGGAGCGGCTGACGATTCTGTTCTGTGAGAAGGGTAAAAAGGAACGCTTGGTGCCTATGCCCTTTGATGCAGGGCTGATGATCCGTGCGTATCTGGGCCACCCAGAATTCGAAGCGATTGACCGGGTGCTGTTGAATCGTCGCCGTGTGTTGTTTGTGTCTGTTAAAAATCAACGTGTTAAGCCTGAAGATTATCACGGAGAAGCCAGAAGGCTGCATCGGGATAGCATCGTGGAGATGATCGCACGCTATGGCGTCGCGTGCGGTATTCCGAAAGATCATTGCCATCCCCATGCGCTTCGGCATCTTTATGGCGCAGAGCTGGCCGAAGAAGACGTGGATTTGCTTCAGCGTCAGGCCCTGTTAGGCCATGCCAGGGCGGCTACGACCGAGGTCTATACGCATCTTGCCATGCGGAAGCTGGCCGAGACTGTTGATAAAGCGAATCCGCTGGTGAAGATGCGTACTACACCGGTGCGTGAGCTGGCTAACCGGTTGCGTCGTGAGTCGATAAGCCGACATAACACGCAAAGAGACGGGAGGCCAGCTAAGTGATTTATAGATAAATAGGGTTTTGGCAGAAGTTTCTGCCTGTGGATAAAAAGTGTATCAATGGCGAGCAATTACTTTAATCCTACATAACTCTTGATAATTTGTGTAATCATGAATTTTGCATGATTTAAATTCGCATTAGCGTCACGATCTGGGGAGGGGTGGGGGCACGGCAGGGCGTGTCTGTGTTCCCCCCAGGGGAGGTGGGTACCTAGATGTCTGCACACGGTTAAAAGTTGATATACTAGCCGCGTCGAACATGCCGTTTTTATGGAGGCCACCGATGAAAACCTGCTTGATTCTTCTTGGGTTTGCGCTTGCGCTTCCTGCCTATGGGCAGACGATGTACAAATGCCCGAATGCGGCGGGAACCGTCAACTTTCAACAGATGCCCTGCACGCCTCAAGGCGGTGGCGAGGAGGTAACGGTTAAGACAGCGCCTTCGGGGACTGGCTCAGGATTGAGCGAAGAGGGGAAAGCCTATCTTGAAGAACGCGAAAAAGTGCGGAAGGAAGCGCGTTCAGCCCTACCGCCTTCAGCTCCAGTACAGGCGAGCAACAAAGAAGAATCAGACCCTTGCGTTGAATTGCGCTGGCGCATCATTCGGCTTGAGGAACGCGAGGCGCAAGGGATTCATACCTGGTCAAAGCATGGCTATGAAGAATCCGATGCTTTGAAAGAAAAATATCAAAAGCTTTGTAAATGATAGACATAAAAACAGATACGTGACCGGCTTCGAACACAGATTGATGATGGTTGCGTACACAAAATTACAGGTAACTCGACATGTTTAATCTATTCAATAGAAAGAAGGATTGGAAAAATTCTCCTGCACATCTATTGCTTTTAAGTAAATTTCTGACAACTAACTCACCTGATCGATATGCCAATGATGAACATTGGAAGTCTGTTCTTAAAGAAAAACCTTCAAAAGTAATCAGTCAATTTCTAAAGGAAAAGATACTTGAATCAGTAGAGCTACAAGAATTAGTTGATTACAAATTCAAAATACTTGAGCTTAAAGAGACGTTAAAAACAAAGGGATTGAAAATTTCTGGACGCAAAGAAGAGCTTATTCAGCGTTTGATTGAAAATGACCCTCAGCTAATGCATGAAAAAACGAAAGACCTGGTTCTTTATCGATGCACAAAAGAAGGAATGCAGTTTGCGAATCGTTATCTTGAAGAAGAAAGAGCAGTAAAGAATAAGGTAGAGCATGATGTTATGAACTATTTGAAAAATAGACAATATCTAAAAGCATCACAACTTATTGTTAAATATAAAGAATCTCAAGTTTTTTATTTTATCCAAGATAATGTTAACGGATTAACAAGAGACTTAAAACCTATATTTGAAGTAACACCAGACCTGCTGTCTGGGGTCGATAAGATGCAACTTGATCAACTCAGATTAGCTGCTGGAATGATGTTGCTGTGGGGATCAGGGAATGTCCGTTCATGGATTCCAGATAATATTGTTACGGGAATCCATCTTGATGGCCCTGCGATTTGTCGAATGCTTATTTTTCATTCAAACCATTTAAAAAATATAGATTCATACAGGGGAAAAGTAAAAACGGTTGAAATTTCTGGTATTGATGATGTCAATACCTGCCCAGCATGTAAGAAAATTCATGGGAAAAAATTCAAATTAGGAAGTGTTCCCCAACTTCCTTACGCGAAGTGTACCTGTGATCTGGGGTGTCGGTGCAGAATTGATGCAAAAGAGTGGTTGTGACTTTCTTGACCAGCCCTTCATATTTAGCGCATACTATTCCTACCTTGAAATTAAAGACGGCTACTCCGCCCCGTCAGTGCGCTTTTTTTATGCCCGCCGTTCGTCTGGACGACGGGCAGCCCTCGCAAACCTTAGGCGGGGTAGGATGAGGAACGGGAAATAGGCGCGAGCTGAATACCCGTCCGAGCGGTCTTTAATGCTCAAGGTGAGTCCTATCCTGCCGCTCTATTTGGCAGGAATCCTTGAAATTAGAGAGATGTCATGCCTACCGATTTAATCCCTCTCGTCACCCTTGACGACGAACCCCGCGTCGATTCCCGTCTAATTGCCGATCAACTGGGTATTGACCACATCAATGTCCGCGAACTGATCCAGGATTATCAAACTGATTTTGAGGAGTTCGGAAAGCCTCGGTTTGAAACCGAGGCTATCGGTAAAACGAACCAACCCCAAAAGTTCGTCCTGCTGAACGAAGATCAGTCCTACCTGTTGCTGACCTATGTCAAGAACACCGCCCAGGCCCGCGAGCTGAAAAAGCGGTTGGTGCGATCCTTCAGCCAATGCCGCCAAGCCGTCCTGGACGACGCCACCCCACGCGAGCCGGTCACGATTCGCCGGGATGACGAACTCGATACCTACGAACTCGAATTTGAATCGTTCCTGATCCGCGTCAAGATCAACGGCGCGGGTGAATCGTGGTTTCATCTTCACGATGTATGCCGGGTGCTGGGTTACACGGATGTCCGTGCCGCGCAACTCAAATACTGCACGAACCGCGCAACCAGCCAACGCGCCCGCACCCTGGGCGGGGTGCGTTACCAGAACTTTGGCGCCATAGGAACTATCTTCCGCCTCGCCGCGCACAGTACCAGCACCCGTGCCGGTGATTTCGAGCGCTGGATGGTCGATACTGCGCTGCCCACCCTTAAAATCCGGTCCGGTGTCCGCCTTGACCCCGCCGGTGAATTAAAAGCCTTGCTGCAACAGCCCGATATTGCGGCCTATGTGCAGCAATTGCTGCCCAACGCCGCCCCAGCGGACGCCTCCAGCGACGAACCGGCGGCCCTCACCCGTCCGGCTGACGAACCGGAATGGCGACGCATCCTGCATGTCATCACCGAAGAAATCGACCAAGGGCATTACCCTTTCCCCTACGACTACCGGCTTTTCAACGGCGAAAAATGCCTGTTGATCCGCCCGGCGCACATCATGGAGTACCTGGAAAACGCCCCGCACCTGGCCGACTTCCACGCCAGCCTCTACTTGCAAAGCGACCGCATTCTCAAGCGCGAACTGCACCGCAATCAAGCCCTGCTGGCGTTGCGCATTGACCCGGTGATTGGCGGTTGCCGCCTGGCCCACGCCGTGGCGATTGACCTCGCCGCCCTCCGGCCCTGATCGATAGGAGCGCCGCTATGTCAATGCAACCCGCCCCCTTCGGTCTCGTCCGCAACCCGGTGCTGCACACCGAAACTCTCGACGCCAGCCTGCTGGCCAGCGACCTGCATGACCAAGTGGACAGCCTGGCCCTGCTGGCCAGCGTCAGCCGCCCCGATGCGCCCCTGGATGGCGAGACCTGGGCCAACCTGCTGCGTCCGATTGCCGAGCAGCTTAACCACTTGCGCCACATGCTTGAACGTAATGCCCTGAGCGCCGTGGTTGAATTTCGCGTACCGCCCGCTGAAAACCGGACGAAACGGGCTTAATCCCTGACTGACCAGTAGGGTACGCATTGCGTACCCTACTGATTGAATCACTGAATCCATATTTTGTTTCAGGAATCCATTCAAGAACTTACCAATGGTATACACTGCGTATCCTACGATTTCTTGCACAAAACGGCTCGATAGGCGTCTAATGTCAGAAAGCGCCCTTTCGTGAAAAGGCCGGTCATGGCAAAAAAAGACGACTCACAGCAACAGCCCCCCAGCCCTAAATATCCACCGACGGTTCCCGGACACAGACGCCTTGACGAGAATTGGCACCATCCTCCGTTCCCCATTCCGCCACCGCCTCCACGCCCCAAACCGGAGAAGAACGATGACTGAACGCACACGGCATGACCTCCAGTTCCAGGCACGGATGAACATCCGCTATCACGAAGCCCTCGAACACCGGTATGGCAACTGCTTGAACTGGTCCAGCTTCGTTTCGTTCGTCTTGAGCAGCGCGGCGTTTCTCGCCTTGTTGGACACCATCCCCTACAAAAACTGGATTGTTGGCAGCATCGCCCTGGTGGCGGCGCTCCTCAATGGCGCGGTGCTGTCCTTCGGGATGCTCGGCAAATTCAGCCTGCACGCCGACCTCAAGCGCCAATGGATTCTATGTCTCGGACGGCTGCAAACCGCCGATGACGCACAGCTCAAGGCCGTCGAGGATGAATGCAGCGCGCTGCACGCGCGCGAACCGTCCGCCGATCCAAAACAGCTCCAACGCGCCTACCAGGAAGCGTGTACCGCCCTCGGCTTAAAGCCGGTCACGCATCCATAAGCCCTATAGGGTACGCCGTGCGTACCCGGCTCCCCCTGCGATTACGATTGAAAAAGGTCTTGAAATCGCCATCAATCCTCGTATGATGTGACGCAAAGGTAGATTCATTAAGCCGACCTCCCCGCAAGGGGGCGTCGGCTTTTTTGCGTTTGGAGCATCCAAATGACCAACACCCCGCGCGGCATCCGCAATAAAAATCCCGGAAATATCGACCGGCACCCCGGCGTGCGCTGGCAAGGCATGGCCGACGATCAATCCAGCGATCCCCGGTTCGTGGTCTTCCAATCCCCCAAGTGGGGCATTCGCGCCATTGCCCGCGTGCTGATCACGTATCAGGACAAGCGCCAGGCTCGCGACGGATCGAAGATCGACACCATCGGCGAAATCATCGACCGCTGGGCACCTCCCCACGAAAACCACACCCGCGCTTACGCCGAACATGTCGCCCGGCTGACCCGGATTGGCGTCGATGAAACGCTCGACGTGTACGACTACGGCACGATGAAAGCCCTGGTGATGGCGATCATCACCCACGAGAACGGCCAACAACCCTACGACGACGCCACCATCGATGCCGGGTTGAAACTAGCCGGGATCGAACCGCCGTGTAAACCGCTGCGCAAACGGCCCGATGTGATCGCCACCGCTACAGCAGGACTCGCAACAGCCGTCACTGCCACCACCGACGCCTTGCAGGCCCATCTGCCGCACGCGGTGCAGACCGCCGCCACCGTCGAACCGGTCGCCCCGGAATGGGTCAAGCCGCTGCTGCTGTTCCTGATTGCCGGATTGCTGCTGATCCCCTTAGCAAAACAACTGAGTGACCACTGGAGCGAGCAATGAGCGGGGTTATTGACTCATTGATCAGCGGTCTTGCCGTGATCGCTAGCATCATTGCCGGGCTGTTCTATGTCCGCTCCAAAAACGCCACGCACCGGGCCGAACAGGCCGAAGCCCGCGCCAACCGCGCCGATGCGCAAGCCGAAGCCATGAGCAAGATCGAAATTGCCCGCAACCGCGCGCGCCAAGTGGGTGAGGAAGAACTGGCCAAGA